TACTTTACTTTTTTTGCTGAAGGGTATAAGTTTATGCCTGCGTACCGTAATAAGATTTGGGACGGTAAGATTCGTTTATTTAATACTCGAAACAATACTCTACCTGCGGGGCTTTTTCACCATGTAATTAGATTTGCAGCTGAAAGAGGGTACGAGTGTGATATCGACGACAAAATACTAATGAGTGGAACAACTGCAAAAGATGCAGATAAGTTTATCGAAGAGCTTCCTCTAGCACTTAATGGAGAAGAAATAAAGGCTCGGGGTTATCAGATACGTGCGTTCAAACAAGCTTTATTAACCGAAAAGGCTGTACTTGTTTCTCCAACTGGTTCTGGTAAGTCTCTTATCATCTACATGCTTTTACGTTGGTGTATGGAGAATACTGATAGTAAAGTTTTGATTGTCGTTCCTACTACCTCTTTGGTTGAGCAGATGTATAAAGACTTTCTTGAGTATTCTGAGCTTGATAAGTGGTTTGATGAAGAGGATATGCATCGAATCTATTCTGGGAAAGAAAAAGAAAACTTGACATCACGGATTGTGATAACAACTTGGCAATCCATTTATAAACTTCCAAAGAAATGGTTTTCTGATTACGGTATGGTAATAGGTGACGAAGCACATAACTTCAAAGCTAAGTCTCTTACTTCTATTATGAATAAGCTAACCAATGCCTCTTTTAGATTTGGTACTACAGGAACACTAGATGGCTCACAGGTTCACGAGTTAGTTCTAGAAGGATGTTTTGGCCCAGTGTACAAGGTTACTACTACAAAGGCGTTAATAGATTCAGACACACTTGCACAGATTAAAATAGAAAGCCTTGTTCTTAAATATAGTGATGAAGTTTGTAAAGCCTTTGGAAAAAAGAAGTATCAAGAAGAGATTGATTTTATTGTATCACACGAAGGTAGGAATAAATTTATTACAAACCTAGCACTAGATCAGAAAGGTAATACTCTTGTACTCTATAATCTGGTAGAGAAACATGGTAAACCCCTATACAAGAATATATCTAAAAAGGCTAATAAAAGAAAAGTCTTCTATGTTTCAGGAGCTATCAATGCCGATGAAAGAGAAAAGATTAGGGAGATTACCGAGAAAGAAAAGAATGCTATCATAGTTGCTTCGGTAGGTACATTTTCTACAGGTATAAATATAAGAAACCTACATAATATAATCTTCGCCTCTCCAACGAAGTCTCAAGTACGAGTACTACAATCGATAGGTCGAGGATTAAGAAAATCGGATAATGGACAAATGACGGTAGTTTATGATTTGGCAGATGATTTATCTTGGAAGACAAGAAAAAATTATACACTAAATCATGCGATTGAAAGAGTGAAGTTGTATGCTAGAGAGAAGTTTAACTTTAACACGCATGAGGTGCCACTATGACAAATGAACTAAAAGAAGAAATCGAGGCAAAATCTATCTTCAGCTATCACTTAGTTGATGGTAGTCATATCGTTGCAGAAGAGATAGATTATGATATAGAGAACGATATTGTTTATATTCTAGACCCGATGCAACTTGTAAACGAAGACGATGGGTACTCCTTTAGAGAGTGGTCTATTATAGAACCTGGGCAAGTTGTACATCTAAGAGATAACAAGATTGTTGCTCAGAGCAAGGCTCCATTAAAACTAAGAAAGTTGTATCTTCAATTCAACCTTTTAGCAAAGATGCACGAGTTTCTAACTAAGAATGAAATTCAAAATATTATTAATGCTGTTGATTCTAATGATGCATCTTCACAGGTTGGTAATCACTATAAGTTTAAGAACAAAAATCCAGATGATCCTTGGTCGAGATATTAACTCCTGTCTGGTATAAAGTAAATTATAACAAAGTTGTCAAGTGCTGTAAAGTAAAAAAGTGCATTAATTTTATTTACTTCTGCAGGGTTATTTGATATATTATATACACAATGAGAAGAAAAAAAGAACACTACGTTAATAACAAAGAATTCAGTCAAGCTGTAGTCGATTATGTTAATTCAGTAACCGAAGCTAGAGATAATCACGAAACGGAACCGATTATAACAAACTATATCGGAGAATGTTTTTTAAAGATAGCTGAAGGTCTGTCACACAAACCAAACTTTATTTCATATACCTATCGTGAAGAAATGGTAATGGATGCAGTAGAAAATTGTGTTAAGGCTATTATGAATTACGATATCAACAAAGCAACCCGTACTGGTTTACCAAACGCATTTTCATACTTCACTCAAATATCATATTACGCTTTTCTACGAAGAATAGCTAAAGAGAAGAAACAACAAGATATTAAAGAGCTGTATGTAGAATATGCTGGTGACGGTGCGTTCGCGGACTTTAGTGAGTATGAAGGTTCGGGTGCAGTCATTGATCGTATTAGACATAAGACACAGCAGATTCGTGATCGCGATAATAAGCTGAAAGAATTTGGTAAGAAGGTCAAGCATACGCGTAAGCAGAAGTCTGGCCCCATTGACGATTTTATTGATAATTAAGGATATATAATGCGAGTAGCTATTTTGAATGACACTCATTGTGGTGTCAAAAATGGCAGTGACGTTTTTCTGAATAATGCAGAGGAATTTTACGCCAAGGTATTTTTTCCATACCTAGAAGAACATAAAATTGATACAATCTTCCATCTTGGAGATTATTTTCATCATAGAAAATTTGTAAACTTCAAAGCACTTAATCAAAACAAAAGAGTTTTTCTTGATGTGCTTCGTGACAAAGGAATACACATGCATATTATTCCTGGCAATCACGATATCTACTATAAGAACACAAATAGCTTAAACTCTCTGCAAGAACTTCTACATGAATATGTCGATTGTGTAACTATATACGAAGAATGTGTCGATTTAAAGGTCGAAAATCAATATATGTCTGTCGGACTTGTCCCTTGGATAAGCCCAGAAAATGAAGATAAATGTATGGACTTTCTAAAAAATAGTAAGTCACAAGTTGTGATGGGCCACTTTGAGTTGGATGGATTTAAGTATATGGCTAACGCAAATATCGTATCACACGGTATGGATAAGAAAGTGTTCAAACGATTTGATGCTGTTTATTCTGGACACTATCATACAAAAAGCACGCAAGATAATGTAACATACCTTGGAACACAGCTAGAACTAAGTTGGTCTGACGCTGGTGATCCAAAGTACTTCCATGTCTTTGATACTAATACTCGCGAGATGGAGCCGATTCGTAATCCCTATACTCTTTATCATAAGTTTATATGGGATGATGATCCGATCAAACTTCGCGAAGAGATGGTCAAAGGTAAGCATATTAAAATTATTGTTACCTCTAAAAAGAACCTTTATGAGTTTGACAAATTCCTTGAGAAAGTATATAATTTCAATCCATACGAAGTTAAAGTTTTAGAGACGTTTGAAGAATATGCAGGTGATGCAATCGAAGACAGTAAAGTTTCGACCGTTGACACTACTACGCTTTTGAATAGTTATGTAGACGCCACTGAAACTGATTTGGATAATGATAAACTTAAAAAAATGTTACAAGAGCTTTATGTAGAAGCACAAAATTATGATAGTGTTTAAAAAACTTACTTACAAAAACTTTCTTTCAACCGGCGACCAAGAAACCGTTATTTACTTAAACAAGGATTCATCTACTCTAGTAGTTGGTTCTAATGGTGCAGGTAAATCAACAATGCTAGATGCTTTATCTTTTGGTCTGTTTGGAAAACCTCATAGGTCAATTAACAAAGGTCAGCTAGTAAACTCTATTAACGGTAAGCAACTATTAGTTACGGTAGAGTTTTCAATCGGCCCAGTTGAGTACAAAGTCATTCGTGGAGTCAAGCCAGCTAAGTTTGAAATTTACCAGAATGGCAAGATTCTAAACCAAGAGTCACATGCACGAGACTATCAGAAAATCTTAGAATCGAATATCTTAAAGTTGAACCATAAATCTTTTCATCAAGTAGTAGTCCTTGGTTCATCTAACTTTATTCCTTTTATGCAGTTGAATCCGTATAACAGACGTAACGTAATTGAAGACTTGCTAGATATTAAAGTATTCACTAAGATGAACGCTATTCTAAAAGACAAGTATAATATTCTTAAGTCTGAACTAAAAGATACAGAGTACTCAATAGAGATTCTGAATGAAAAGATCAAACTTAAGAATCAGCATATTAGTGAACTAAGATCAATAGACGAAGGAAAAAAACAAGAGCTAACAGAAGACAGAGATGCTTTGGAAGAACAGAAGAACAGTCTACTAGAAAAGAAAAAAGAACTAGAGCAAAAGCTTCAAGCTGATACACCATCGAAAGTCAAGATAGACACGGTAGGGCAAAAGAAAAAAGAACTGACAAGCTTAGAAGGTCAAATAAAAGGAAAGCTTGCAAATCTATCTTCACACAAAAAATTCTTTGAAGAGAACAAAGAGTGTCCAACCTGCGGACAAGATATCAGTCTTGAATTAAAAGAGGACGCTGTTAGAAACACACAAGCTGATATTGACAAAGTAACAACTGGTCTTGGTGAACTTAAAGCTGTTTTAGAAAAAACCGAAACCGAATTTGAAGAACTTAACGATTTGTTCTATGAACATAAAAATATGAGCTCAGAGTTAATTCGTTTGAATACTGATATTACTACCAAAGATACATTGATTGGTAAACTTCAAGCAAAAATCGATAAGCCGTCGGAAGATACTTCTAAAAGCGAAGAAGAGCTAAATGGTCTTAATACAAAGAAGACTGAAGCAGTAGAAGAAAAAAATGAGTACATTACGCAAAAAGCTTACTATGATGCACTTTCTGAATTGTTAAAAGATACAGGTATCAAAACAAAAATTATTAAAGAGTACCTTCCTGTAATGAATGGACTGATTAATAAGTATCTACAAGTTTTAGATTTCTTTGTGTCATTTCACTTAGACGAAAACTTTGACGAAACTATTAAGTCTAGACATCGCGATGAATTTACATATCCATCTTTTTCAGAGGGAGAAAAACAACGGATTGATTTGGCTCTATTGTTTAGTTGGCGACAGATTGCACAGATGAAAAATTCAGCTAATACGAATCTTCTTATACTGGACGAAACTTTCGACTCGTCACTAGACGCAGACGGTGTAGATAATCTCTTTAAGATATTAGCAACTCTTAATAAAAATACAAATACATTTGTGATTTCTCACAAACAAGATATATTAGACGGCAGATTCCCTGCAAAAATAGAGTTCCACAAGGTCAATAACTTCAGCAAAATAAAGTAATCTTTTTGCATTTTTTCACTTTACATACCGCTATGCCTATGAAATAATAGCTATAGAAAGTTGAGGAAAGGTTGTTATGATAGTAAAGGATTCAAAAAGTCACCGCTCGGTTCTGGGAAAACTTCTGGCTCGAGAGGATATCACAGTCAATCACGGAAATTACAAGACCGCGTTCTTTGATGTTAAGAATCGTGTCCTTGGTTTGCCAGATTGGTCTGATAAATCAAAATCAGTTTACGATTTGTTACTGGGCCACGAAGTTGGTCACGCTCTGTACACACCGCTTGATGCTATGGAGTCCGTTCGTGGGTTGCCTCACTTTGATGTTATTAATATTGTTGAAGATGTTCGGATTGAGCGACTGATTCAGAAAACCTATCCTGGCCTTCCTCGTTACTTCAAAGAGGGTTATACAGAATTGTTTGAGAAAAACTTTTTCGGTGTCGATAAAGACAGCATTTCTGATCTAAACTTTCTCGACCGACTCAACCTCCACGCAAAGATTGGTTCTATTGTCAATGTCCCTTTGAATGATGAAGAGCTTGAGATTTACAACGAGTGTTATGCTGCAGAGACTTTTGATGACGTTATGAAAATTTATCAGAAGATTGTAGATCGTCTTGAAGATGAGAAAAAAGAAAAGCAAGACAATAACGAGCAAGACAATGAGCTAGAAGATAACATCGATTTTGAAGAAGACGAAACTCCTTATATGGGTGATATGCCAGAAGACGAGTCTAATACAGCAGATGATGGTAGTGAAAGCCACTCAGCTGACAAAGACAGCGAAGATGACGAGCTGGATGAAAAGAATAGTGAAGCTGAAGGTAGTGATGACGAATCAGAACCCAGCTCTGAATACGGCAACCAAGCTGGCAACGATTCCAGCGAGGATGAAGACTTCACTTCCGAAACACAGCGTAGCTTTGATGACACTTTAAAAGAGGAAACACAAGTTGACAACGAAACGGTTTCGGGAATCTTTCCTAGTAAAAAAGTTTTAAACAAGTGTCTAGTCACATACAAACAGCTAGAAGCTGAACGTAATGAGCTAGTAGTCAATCACCATCATTCTCGCGGTGACGATAGTGAAGCTTTATCAACTGGTGATGCAGTCGATATTCTTTTTGAAAGACCAATCAAATACTATCCTTCCGAGGGCCGCAGGTATGGGTATGGGGATTATGAACTATCAGAATTTTCAGCTAGTGAAAAGTATCTTGAATTTAACAAAGAAGCAAAGAAAAAGGTTGGAACATTAGTTCGTGAGTTTGAACGTAAAAAATCAGCGTATCAGTACTCACGGGCACAAATTTCAAGAAGCGGTAAGTTGGACGTAAATCGTATTCACTCTTATAAGTACGATGACAATATTTTTTCTTCAGTTACCAATCTTGCTGATGCCAAGTCTCACGGAATGATTTTCCTTGTTGACTATTCTGGTTCGATGCACCCTATAATTTCTGGCGTCTTGAAGCAAACACTTCTTCTAACAGACTTTTGTGAAAAGGTTGGTATTCCATACGAAGTTTACACTTTTACTGATAGTGGATACTGGGACAAAAGTTCATGCGGTTTCAAGCATGAAGTGTCACTCGACAATGTTAATATCACTAATCCTCTTTCAAGTAAGCTTAGTAAGAAAGATAAAGTTAAAGCTAGAAAGTTCATGTGGCTCACTGCTGAATACTTTGATAAAAATTCTTATGAAGACCCGTGGTTCCGTGCTGAGTGTGAAAGATTTGGTGGTACTCCACTCGATTCAACGTTGCTGGCTTCGGTTCATTTAATTGATATGTTCCGCGAAAAACACAAAATTCAGAAGCTAATGTTAATTACGCTAACTGATGGTGAGAGTCATCCAGCTTATTTGAACAATGGCAATCGACATTCAAGCCGTAACGTGAAACTCAAATACGGTCGCTACACACTCGAAATAGGAAACGGTGGCTACCGTGTTAGACCTACCGAACAAATATTAGAAGGTATTAAGCAGATAAAAGATGTGACAACGATTGGTTTTTACATCCCGCAAAACTCAAAAGAAGTTGCAAGATACATGCCATACGATTCCGAAGAGCGTAGAAAATTGATGAAGTCTTATCGGCAAAACCAGCACTTAGAGATGAAAAATCACAAGGGCTACGATTCGTATTACTATCTTAATACAAATGTTAATATCGAAGCAGAAACCGAGTTTGATCCAAACATTACTGATAAGAGTGGTAAAAGTATGGCTGAATCACGATCATCACAAACTAAGTTGGCTAAAGCCTTCGCTAAGAATCGAAGTGATTCACGAAATACACGAGTTTTACTAGAAAAGTTCGCGGAAATGGTGGCATAAAAAAGTTAGCAGAAAGTGCATTTTATTCTTTACATTCAGTATGAGGTATGAAATAATATACGTAGTTAAGGTTAAGAAAGGTTAAGTTATGAGTAAAAGTGAAGTATTAGAAAAAAACACAAGTGTTCTAAAATCAGTCTTCGGGTCGAACGTAGTAAAGCGTTCGGATGTTTATGAAGAAGCCGAGAAGCTCGGTATGACAGCACGTGAAGGTAAAAACGTGGTTTACAAGTCAATGGTTCCAGCAGGTAAGCGTGGGTATTACAAGTTTCCGTCTTCGGAAAATACAGCACCACCTGAGCCAGTTATGAATTTACAAACACCACCAATATCGATGCGGTCAGTTGCGTCGGTTGTTGATGATGAGATTTATGTTCCAGAAAAACTTCCCGAATATATCAAGTGGGGCGAGTTCAACACGATTGAGAAGATTATCAAATCTGAAATGTTCTTTCCAGTTTACATCTCTGGCCCATCTGGTAACGGTAAAACTATGATGGTGGAACAAGCATGTGCTAAAGCAAATCGTGAATATGTTCGAGCACAGATTTCTCCCGAAACGGATGAGGATGATTTGATTGGTGGTTTCCGTTTGATTAACGGTGAGACTGTCTTCCAAAAGGGCCCTGTTATCAAAGCCATGGAACGTGGTTGTATCCTTCTGATTGACGAGATTGACCGTGCGACAAATAAGATTATGTGTCTTCAAGGTATTCTTGAGGGGAATCCTGTTCTTCTGAAAAAGACTGGCGAGGTTATCAAACCAGCACCTGGCTTCAATATCATCGCTACAGCAAATACCAAGGGTCGCGGTTCTTCTGACGGACGGTACACAGCAGCAACAGTTATCGATGATGCATTCCTTGAACGGTTCGTTGCTTCGATTGACCAGCCGTTTCCTCAGCCTACGGTTGAACGCAAGATTGTCAAAGCACACATGATGAAGTATGACAAGCTGGATGAAAACTTTCTCAACAAGCTGATTGCGTGGTCGAACGTGATTCGCAAAACCTTCGAAGCTGATGGTGTGGATGATGTCATCTCAACGCGTCGGTTGTGCCACATTACTAAAACATACGCCATCTTTGATGATCGGATGAAATCAATCGAACTTTGTATCTCACGGTTTGACGAAGAAACACGAGACGCCTTCATTGATCTTTACAGCAAGATTGATGAAGACGCAGACAGTGCACTGAGCACTGTCGACAGTGCCCTTAACTTTGATACCAATGAAGATTTGGAACACACAATGAATGCAATCCAAGACTAAACAATTTGCTGAAAGGCATAACCTAACCTAACCTCATCAAAAAATCCTGCTCGAAAGGGCAGGTAATTTTTATAAATAGGAGTATAGACTATGAAAATAAGTGAAGCAACAATCGAGGTTCTTAAGAACTTCGCAAACATCCAACCAAACCTTGTCGTTTCTGCTGGTTCTAATCTAAAGACGATTAGTGAAGCTCGAAACATTATGGTTTCTGCTGATATTAGCGAGACCTTTGATAAGGACTTTGGCATCTACGACCTAAATGAATTCTTATCAGCGTTCAGTCTTATTGACGGTGCTGAGGTAGAGTTTACTGATAATGCAGTATTGATTAAAGGTGCCAATGATAAAGTTGTATATCGATTTGCCAATGCTGAGATTCTTACTCAGCCGGCAAAGACGATTAATATGCCAGAAGCTGATCTGGAAATCGTATTGACTGAAAGTGAGATTGCACAAATCAAACGAGCAGCATCCGCACTTGGACATCCTGTCATGTCTATTAAGAAAGCAGATGATGAAACTGTTATTGAAGTATGTGATCCTAATAATACGTCAGCCAATACTTGGAGCAAAACTGTAAAACCTACAAAGGTTCCAAGTGGCACTTACGAGTATCAGTTTTTGATTTCTAATCTGAAATTAATTCAAGATGATTATACCGTACAGGTATCAAACAAATTGATTTCAAGTTGGAAGTCTAACAATCGGAATCCAGTAGTTGAGTATTGGATAGCGCTAGAAAAAACATCAACCTATGAGGACTAAACTATGAGTGAAGAAAACACTTATGATGCAGCTGCAGCTGCAACTGATGATAAAGGCCCAGCGCCTGAAATCAACCTCGGCGACTTCGCAGTAGCAGTAGCTATTATTGATACTGTTGCAAAGCGTGGTGCGTTTGAGGGTGAAGAGTTGGCTGATGTCGGCCGACTTCGTGAACGCCTAACGAACTTCATTGAGTATCACAAGCCCAATGATGACGCAGGTCAACCTCCACAAGATGAAGTAACAACAGAAACGCTTGATTCTGCTGATACTGAAATCATCGACATTGCCGACATCGAGGCATAAGACATTTCCTGAGCAAGAGTTTAAACTGCTCAAACTTTATTGACTTTTTTACTATATGGTGATATATTTTTGTTATGAATGATACTAAAAATTACTTATGGGTCGAAAGATATCGGCCTTCTACAATCGAAGATTGTGTTCTACCTACACCTTTGAAGAAAATTTTCAAATCCATTGTGGATACTGGTGAAGTTCCAAACATGATTTTAAGTGGTTCGTCTGGACTTGGGAAAACCACTGTGGCTCGAGCTCTCTGTAATGAGCTCGATCTTGATGTTCTACTCATTAACGCTTCAGAAGAAAGTGGCATTGATACGTTACGCTCTAAGATAAAGCAGTTTGCGTCTTCTGTATCGTTACATAGTGGAAAACATAAAGTAGTAATACTAGATGAAGCAGATTACTTGAATGCACAATCAACCCAGCCGGCACTTCGAGCTTTTATCGAAGAGTTCAGTGCTAGTTGTAGATTCATTCTTACTTGTAACTTTAAGAATAGAATCATTGAGCCACTTCATTCAAGATGCTCTGTTATTGACTTCCATCCAATAAAAGGTGATCTTCCAAAACTCTGTGCAGTCTTTCTCAATAGACTTAAGGGTATTCTGAAAGAAAACGAAGTTGACTATCGTGAGCAGGTTCTTGTTGAATTGATTATGTCATTTGCTCCCGATTGGCGACGTGTATTAATGGAATGTCAAAAACACTCTAAGACTGGTGAACTTAATTCAGATGTTTTGGTTTCTGGTAAAGATGCTAGAATCAATGTTGTATCTAGTTACATCAAAGAGAAAAACTTTAAAGAGATGCGTAAATGGGTTGCAGAAAATGAAGACATAGATTCGTCTGTTGTCTTTCGATACATCTACGACAATGTTTACAAATATTTGGACACAAGTGCAATACCACAAGCAGTTATCATACTTGGAGACTATCAATTTAAAGCAGCCTTTGTTGCTGATAAACAATTGAATCTAGCTGCGTGTTTGACAGAACTAATGGGTGTATCATAATGGCTAAAAAAGTAATTGCTTGGAGAGTTCTATCAATCCTGTTATGTACACTTGCGGCTAGACTTTGGTTTGGTGATTGGCATGTAACAATGTTTGGAATATTCTTATCAGTAATGATGACGTTTGTACACTATTGGTTTGAAAAGGCATGGGATTATTTTCCGGTGCAAACACGTGAATGGTTTGAACTATGAGCCCGTTTGATTATTTAAATTCTATTAATCAAGGAGCAAAAGGTGAAGATAGATTTAGTCATACAAGAGGAAGAGAAGCTGACCCAGCAGAAAAAGATAACTACCTACCTTTTATTATTAATCGTAGCCTCTCTTATCATAAAGACGCTATTCTTTTTAGTAACGAAATGAACAGACTGCCTGATTTACCACACCACATGCAGTTTGATTTTTATAGGTTTGCACTTAGACCTAGAAAAAGATTTGCTAAGTGGTCTAAACAAGAGGAAGCTTCAAGCGATATTAAACTAATTCAGAAAGCCTTTGATTACTCTCGTGAAAAAGCTGAACAGGTATATGACCTATTTGATAAAAAACAATTAAAGGAAATGAGAAGACTGTTTGATGAAGGAGGCCAGTGAACACAATAGATAAAACTAAATTGATTGAAGCACACCAGTATCTTTATTACTGTAAAGGTACACCAGTTATTAGTGATTACGAATATGACCAACTATGTAAAAAATGGGATATATTTGGAGGTGGAGGTTCTGATATGGAATCATCGTATGGAGAAGACGTAAAGTCAATTGCAGCAACTCTTCTTCGCAAGTTTGGCCCCGTAAAATATAGTTGTTATAAAGATGAAACATAATACTGAAAAAAGAATTATTACTTACTTATTAGTTGCTTCTGTTATGAGCACATTTGTCGATATATCATTCGCGATTTATCTTGCGGTAATGTGTAACGTAGTAACGAATTACTTTGGTCACTATACAAAGAGGTATATAGATGGATGATAAAATATTTGGAATGTTAGCGTGTGTTGCGTGGTATTTTATTGGTGAATACTTTGGGCGTAAAAGTGGATATCAAAGGGCAATGAAAGCATGCGACGAAGTAGTAAGTGAAGTAATTGCTGATGTAGAAAGAGGCGATATATCTAAATGGACTGCTGACGAAGATTGCGAAGATTCCTAATCTTATAAATAAATTTTTAATGAATGTAAGATTATGGAATTTATAACTGACGAACTCGTAAAGTGGAATCCTACTGACATGGTAGAGATAACACTACAAGAACCTGATGATTTTTTGAAGATCAAAGAAACATTGACTCGCATCGGTGTCTCTTCAAAGAAGAATCAAAACACTCTCTTTCAATCCTGCCATATACTTCATAAGCAGGGTAGATACTTCATTGTACACTTCAAAGAACTCTTTTTATTGGATGGTAAACCTGCTAATTTAACTGAGAATGACGTACAACGTAGAAACACTATTACCGAACTATTATCTGATTGGGGACTGCTAGATATTGTAGACCATTCTAAAATGGATAAAAGGTTTGCCTCACTAAAACAAATTAAGATTTTATCACACCGAGAAAAAAGCAAATGGAATCTTGAATCGAAATATTCTATTGGCAATATAAGAAAATAATTTCGCAGGAGGGAGCGCCGGAGTGCTCGTTTACGACTACAAATTAATTCAACTTGGGCCTAGGATAAATTGAATAAATAGTAAAAGAGGTGGGTTCGACTCCCACTCCTGCAACCTTTATTTATATAAACATAACTTGGAGAAAATATGTTTGACGGATTAACAAAAATAGAACTGGAAGAAATTGGTCGCGAACATGGCATCGAACTTGATCGTAGAAAAACAAAAGCAGCTTTAGTTTCAGAACTAAGAGAAGTAGTAGGTGATCCTGAACCTGTAGTAGAATCAGCACCTGAGCCAACACTTTTGACAGAAACACCGAGTGCACCAAGTGGTGTAAAGTTACTTAAAGACGGTAACGGAAACGTTGCAACATATTCAACTCAAGCAAAAGCTAGATCAGTTGGTCATAAAAAAGGTGGTCGACCAGTTGCATTAGGCGATGTTTGGGCAGTAAAACTTTACTAGTTTATTATAAATAATTTTGAAGACGCTCATGGTGAGGTCTTCTTATAACAAATAACCCTTGCTTAACAATAGGAGGCAAAAAATGACTGCTAGCTGGACTGCTAACATACTTAACGACCCAAGGTTCTTTGGGTTTGACTCAATGTTTGATCGTATCGAAAAGACGCTCGAACACTCACACGACAACTATCCACCACACAATGTGTGTAAACTAAGCGATGATTCTTATGCTGTTGAAATGGCATTGGCTGGCCTTAGTCAAGACGACATTGAAGTTACAGTTGAAGATGATCAGCTGACTATCAAAGGTGGAAAGAAAAATGAAGACGCTCAATACATTCATCATGGTATTGCAACTCGTTCGTTCAAAAAGACATTTACTCTTGGCGAGTATATGATTGTACGAGATGCTGAGTTTACTGATGGACTGCTTAAAGTCTTTGTTGATCGTATTGTACCAGAAGAAAAGAAACAACGTAAAGTTGAAATTAACGGCAAAAAAGTTGGCAAAAAGACTTTACTTAATGAATAAGCTGTGTTACAGTATTAGCACAATCAAGAAACAGTTCTTTAACAATTTAGAATAAGTATGACCGAATAACCCCTGCTTATAGGTGGGTAAGGTATCGGAGCTCGATGGTAACGGCCAAGCGGAGATAGCCATACAGAGTAAACCGAGTTTGCTGGATAAGAACTACTATAAGGTTAGCTGCAAGACGATGCAGCTCCGGCAATACGGGTAAAGAGTAAATCCCGTTACATATTCAGAGGATTAAGGGAGGTCGCTCCTTCCTTTTTCCTCGTTTTTTATTTACATTATGAAAGAATCGTGATAGTATACATACATGCAAAATTACAAAAGCTTTTACACCTCAGTTAGCCGATACGGAAACAATATTCTTTACCGCGGGTACGATACAGAAGGTAAGCCCGATATCCGCAAGATCAAGTACAAGCCTACAATGTTTGTGCAGTCCCAGAAACCTAACTCCGAGTGGCGAGGTCTAGACGGAACTCCTGTCGACCCGATTCAACTTGGCTCAATGCGTGAAGCAAAAGACTTTATCGAAAGTTACGGGCAGATCGATAACTATAATATCTACGGCAACACCCGGCACGTTCATGCCTGCATCCGCGACATGTATCCGGATACGATTCAGGCCGACACGAGTCTCATCAACGTCGTTACGTTCGACATCGAGACAGCAGTTGGCGATGGCTTTCCCTCGCCCGATGAAGCAAAGCAAGAACTTCTTGCGATTACTCTAAAGTCGAGTCGGAACAATAAGTACACTGTATTTGGCCTCAAGGATTACGACCCCGAGCGGTCTGAGCTTGACCTCGAGATCGAATACTTCCAGTTTGACAACGAGCACACTATGCTTTCTGCATTCGTTGATTGGTGGGAACAACCTTATCACATGCCGGACATTATTACCGGTTGGAACTCACGATTCTTTGATATTCCATATCTTGTTAACCGGCTTGCACGTGTACTTGGCGAGGATGAAACTCGCAGACTTTCGCCATGGAAAATGATCGACTCACGGTCAGTCAAGATCAAAGGGCGCGAGCAAGTTACGTTTGATATTACAGGTATCCAAAGCCTTGACTATATGGATTTGTTTAAGAAGTTTGCCTATACGTATGGCAACCAAGAATCTTATTCGCTAAACCATATCTCGCATGTCGTTCTCGGTGATGAAAAGCTTGACTACTCTGATGTTGGTACGTTTATGGAAACATACGAGAACGACCATCAACGGTTTATTGACTACAACATCAAGGACGTTGAGCTCGTGCATCGGATTGACGAGAAGCTTGGTCTTATCGATCTGGTTATGACGATGGCTTATATGGCTGGCGTAAACTATAACGATACGCTCGGCACGACTGCAATATGGGATTGCATTATCTATCGCGAGCTGATGAGCAAGAAGATTGCCGTGCCTCAACCAAAAGATCACAAGAAAGCTGCGTTTGTCGGTGGTTATGTAAAGGATCCGCATGTCGGTATGCATGACTGGGTTATGTCGTTCGACCTTAACTCGCTCTATCCGAACATTATTATTCAGTACAACATGTCTCCCGAGACTCTCATTCGTATGCCAAATGCTATCGGCGCAAAGGCTGCAAACGGTGCAACCTTCCGTAAAGACAAAGTTGGCATCATTCCCGAACTGGTCGAGAAGCTGTATGTTACTCGTGTTTCGACCAAGCAAGAGATGCTAAAAGTCAAACAGCAAATTGAGGACGAAGGTAAATCTGACTCGCTCGTACGTAAAGCGACCATCCTGGAAAACAAGCAGATGGCGACAAAGATTCTTCTCAACTCCCTTTACGGTGCCATGGGCAATCGCTACTTTCGTTACTTTGACTTGCTAGTCGCCGAAGGTGTTACTACAACCGGGCAGGCCGTGATTCAACATGCAGAAAAAGCAGTAAACGGTTTCCTTAACAAAGCAATGCAAGACGACAAAGACCGTGTGATCGCAATGGACACTGACTCGCTGTATGTTGGCGTTGGCGATCTTGTCGATAAGTACTGCAAAGAAGATCCTGTTCAGTTCCTTGATCGATTCGCCAAAGAAGCTATCGAGCCTATCCTTGAAAAGTCATTCGAGCAGTTTGCAAAAGATACTGACGCGTACACGAACCGGATGGTTATGAAACGTGAGGCTATCGCCGATCGTGGCATCTGGACTGCAAAGAAACGTTACATCCTAAATGTGCACAACAACGAGGGCGTACAGTATGCCGAGCCTAAGATCAAAGTCATGGGCATCGAGGCGGTCAAGTCGTCCACTCCCGAAGTATGCCGTGATGCAATGAAACAGATGTTCAAGATTATTATATCGGGTGACGAGCGCAAGACACAAGATGCGATTGCAGAGTTCAAAGATTATTTCAAATCTCTGTCTGCAGACAAGGTTGCGTTTCCCCGGGGTGTCAGTGATATTACATCCTATGCAGATCGGAATCACATTTTCTCGAAAGGTACCCCGATTCACTCACGCGGCGCGTTACTCTATAACTACTACGTCAAGAAAAAGCAGCTCGACAAACGGTATCGCCTTATTCAGAACGGCGACAAGATTAAATTCATCTACCTCAACAAACGTAACGAAATGCAGCAGAACGTCATCTCGTTCCCGGATGACAAACTCCCGGATGAACTTGGGTTGAATAAATACATTGACTATGACTTGCAGTTCCAGAAGACGTTTCTCGATCCGCTTGACATAATTCTAAAATCAATTAAATGGCAGGCAGAGCCTGTAGCAAACCTAGAGGACTTTTTTGTATGATAGAAAACTTGTTGGGACTAATATATAACTTTTGTTTTGTGTCGTGTTACTGGCCGCAAATAATCAAGTCATATAAAACTAAAAGCGTGGAAGACGTGAGTCTGCCACTGTTCATAATATCAATTGTAGGATATGCTTCTGCAACAGGTTACGCGTTGCTTAAGTTTGGCTTTGACTTCTGGTTATTGTTCAACTATACATTTAGTGGCATATCGGCAATCATAATGACAGTGGTTTATTTTGTTTACAAAAAGAAGTAATTTTGATATAATATACACATTTAACAGGAGATAGTATGAGTTATATATGGGCAGAAGATATGAACAATATGCATTCAAGGTATGGCGTGCATGAAGTAATAAAAAATATGGATAGCGATATGCTACGTAACTTCTTGAAGTTTCGGTGCGAGTGTATTCAAGAAGAAGTAGACGAGTTGCATGACGCAGTTCACGGTAAAACGGTTAATGGAGAGGAAACTGTAGATGCGCTTATCGACATTTGTGTATTTGCAATCGGCACACTTGACTTGTTTGGTGTCAATCCGTTTGAAGCATGGAATCAAGTGTTAAACGCAAATCTAAACAAAAAGGTTGGCATTAAAAAAGAACGGCCGAATCCATTCGGTTTACCTGATCTAATTAAACCCGAAGGATGGGAAGCACCTAACCACGAAGGAAATCATGGACGCTTTGATGACATTGATTAATTACTACGCACCGTTACTACTTTTCGGCGCGGGTTGCATAATGGTATCGGTTGGAATGTTTATGCTAGGTACTATGCATAGCATGCGTAAATGGGGAGAGCGATGGTAGGCTTTACGGTATTCCCAAGCATATTTGATAACAAAACAAATCGGCAGTACTTTTTCCAAGACTGGGAAAAGTTCTCTGCTGCATTATACATGTTATCAAAAAAGCCTGGATTTAAACCCCGTAAAGGTGAACGAAGCCACAAAACTCCATCGCCACTTATTACACCAGCTGTATACGAAGATGGTGGTACTCGGGCGAATGCTAATGTGACTAAATGGGCAGGATGGTGTGCACTTGATATTGATGAATATGATGGTACATTCGAAGAAGCAATCGAATCATTTAAAGACTACAAGTACATTTGTTATTCAACGGCATCATCCACAAAAGAACATCCAAAGTTCCGTGTTGTATTCTGTCTAACCGAAGATATACCTGCAGATAAGATTAAACATTTTTGGTATGCGCTTAACAAAGAGTTCAACTCACTTGGCGATCCACAGACCAAAGACTTGTCTCGTATGTACTATGTGCCAGCTGAGTATCCTAATGCGTACAACTTTATCTTTAGCAATAAGGGCAAAGATTTGAACCCGCAAGAGTTTATGGATAAGCACGAGTACGTAGATAATTCTGGTACATTCTTGTCTAAGCTTCCGGTTGAAATGCAAAAAGCAATATTGCAGCACCGGAGAGATAATCTTACTAACACATCTTATAGCTGGTCATCGTATCATGACTGTAAGTTTGTCAACAAGAAGCTCGTTGAAGACTATCGCGGTATAAGTAACAGCGGTTGGTATCATAAGATGTATCAGATAATGATTTCTATTGCGGGCAATGCAATCCGTTATAAATACCCGATAACAGCAACAGAGGTTGCAATCTTGTGCCGGCAAATCGATCTCGAGACTGGAGGATGGTACAAAAATAGACCACTTGAAAAAGAAGCACAAAGAGCATTAGATTTTGTGCTCGCAAGTGATATATAATAGTAGGAGTTTGTTATGAATTGTTTGAAGTCATCGTATCACACACAAGGCTGGATTAAAATGTCCGGCAATAAGTATTCCATTAAACAATTGTCTGTTGATGAAATCTGGGCGTCAGTTCCAAAGGCTGAAAAACATCGAGGCGCTGAATTTTATAAGCCGGTGCTAAAAGACATTAAAGCAAACGGTCTAAAGTTTCCTATCATGGTAGTAGCAGCTCCGCGCATTAAAGTAATAAAAGAAAAAAATGTGTGGAAGAATAAACTGTGTGAGCTACCTTTTACATATAATACCAGGTTAAAGAGTGATCAAAAAACAGAGGAATATTACATAGATAATGTTGATGAACATAATATTATTCAGTATGTTTGTTGGGGAGGATCGCAGCGGTTACGAATTGCCCGAGATCTGGGTTATACGCACATTGACTGCGCAATGATGCCTAGTTTTAAAATAGCACATAATTTACAAAAAGTAATGCGTGCACCTTTTAAAGATAGGTGGTACAAGTGAAAACACTCAAGCCACATATATGGCCTACGGCATTAGTAGATCTAGAACGTCATGTTTTTAAAGTGGCGGATCTTCGAATTATTCCATCTGACGATTGGATAGATAATAGATCTAAAGAGTTTGGTTATCAACAAAGCTTTGATAATTATGGCATGATGTATCCCATTGCGGCATCAACGCATGATCATCGATGGGTACAAGATCGCCTTAAGCTTAAAAACAAAGCCGGGGAGTACAAAAACCCTCATCATATTGATGAACAAGGTTTAGTTATACCAGGCTATTATTGTCATGTTGGTAATAAACGAGTATGGTATGCACAACAACATGGCTTTACGCATATTGAAGGATTTTTAATTACAACACACCGTGAACGTGAATTAGTTAAAATGTATACGCACATTAAACATACGGAGATTCCGAAATGAGTAAATACCCACTAGCATGTGATACATGGGATAAAAGAGAAGTTGATGCCATACAAAAAGTAATTGATAAAG